CTTGTTTACAACCTCTCTGTTCCCGGAATAGTAAGCTGTGAAAGCCTTGAGGTTCCCTATTCCGGCAACAACTGGGTTGAATGCTTCATTGGTAGCTAGTTGCAACAGAGATCTAACGCCTAGGCCACCGAATGATACTGGGACTATGCACATTAGTACATGCCTTTCCTCCAAGGCTGTTCTATACCGGGACCATCTCTTGAGTGCACGAAAGACCTCGAAGATGTACGCAGTGAATGCAGTTTGGTAAGAGGTCCCAGCCTTGATTGCTCCCTGTACTTCCCCAGCAAATGCATCGAGATCATCCATGATGGTCCTTGCAGGTACGTCCAGAGGTTTGCCCACACGTAGGAACGCTTTTAAACCTGGAGTCACTTTGAAGCCTCGGAAGTAGATCTCGTTGAGATACATGAACAGCCTATCGGAAACGAACGTTTTATCCCATGAGATTCGCAATCCGACCATCTGATAAACCTCCTCAATGCAGCGAATACAGTCCCAGATGTCCTCATCTGATGCGTCAACGTCAAACTCCAGGGACATGCCACCATCGTCGATCAAGGCTAGGAGCTTTGCACCCTTCTTGAGTAGTTTCAGCCGACGGCACACGTTGATTGCATAGCCCATGACCTCGATATGCATTGCAGTATTGGTCTTGGCATCGTAACCTTCCATGTCCTGTCCTGGGTTGATGTACTCATGATGAATGTTGTGCTTGATGAATGCCAGGCGTGATCCTTTGTGCACTTTCAGCAACCTGTTGATATGCGGCAATCCGAATGCATATGCCCACTTGCCATACGCCATTTCCTTTAACTTCGGGTTTTGCTGAGGAGACCACTTCATTAGATCAAAGGACACGTAGATCTTCCGTACTGGGTCTACTGTAAAGGAGGAGATTTCGCCCATACGTCTGGCTAGGTCAATATCAGAGACACCGCTTGAGTTTCCAGCCTTGTGTACGAGGTAATCCGCGATGTTGGCCTCCTTTTCAGACATTAGAACCCTCTGAGCGTCGTTTGCCATGTAGAACATCCTGCCACCCTCTTTCTTCGCTTCGGGTTTGAGAGCAGTCAAGTGTACGTAATCAAATGACTCTGTATTCGTTAACAGTTGCTCCCGCAAGGTGGCTAACCTAGG